CATAGCACGAGCCAAGGACTTGGTGTAACGTGAAGACAAAGAGTCATACAAGTTATCTTCCATAGCTTCTTCGGTAACCGAGAAGCCCATGCCGATGGTTTCGTGTGTGTAGCGTGCAGTCCATGCTTCTTGCGCGTTGTCGTACTGAATGGCAGAGCCTTCATTCTTGACAGGTGCGGCGCTGAAGCCAGCCAGCTTGGTTTCTTCTTCAAAAGAACGCTCAGAAGTCTCGGTTTCGTAGATTTCTTTGTGTTCTTCACCATAGCGCTCATACTCCATACCGAACAAAGCGTTCAGACCGGGGAGCAATTCCTTGAGCAGTTGTGCGCGTGAAATAGCCATTTATGTTACTCCTTAGATACCTGTGGTATCAGTATATTGGTGCAGGTTGAACTTCACCAAGAACTCGTAGTAAGTCGTGGCACTTGCGTTGGCTGGGCCAGTCGCAGTATCAGGCACAACGTCAACGACGCGAACTGGCAACGTATTGGTCGTGGCGGCAGCAGTGCCGTCAATACCGTAGTACGAATCACCTGTGGTAGTGTTACCAGTAGTAACCGAGATTGGCACGTTAGCGCCAACGATTGCACGGGTGAAAGCCGTAGGAACGGTAGTCTGACCACTGGTAGCTACAACCTTGAACACTGCGTTCGGATCATCCACAACATAGCCAAAGGCCAATGCAGTAGAAGTCGATTGCGATGCGGGGTAGTACTGACCTTGCACGGGTTGACCGCTAGAGTTAACGTATGAGCAACCAACGAATACGCCTACGCTGTCACCAGTGTTGGTAGCAGTTTTGGCAACGAGGTAGCCAGTGGCGTCAGTTTGCACTGTGTCACCGTTGAGAATTGCAGTGGCATAACCCGCCGCAATTGGGATTTGACGGATCGCTCCGGCGTATGGCAGTCCATCCAGTCGGTTGACTGGTTTAAAGCCGTACGTCTTATCTACTGTGGGATAAGCCATTTAAGGACTCCTAGATTAAAAACCTTTGCCAAATGTAACGCTCGATTTGCGCTCATTAAAGAGCGGCATACGAGGGTCGCTTTCGCGCAAGAAGTTGTTGTCAACAGATTGCATCTGGGACTCCGCTTGTTTGCGGAACCAAGCATCACGCTGTGCAACCATTTCAGATGGGGTCTTGCAGAGCATCAGACCGCCCACGACGATGTTGTCCTTAAATTGACTTGTGGGGTCAATAAAGATTTGAATCTCGGGATGGTCTTGTGCACGGCAAGGCTCCCAACCTTCGCGGAGCTTCGACGAAAGGTTCATGGGATCGTTTTGGCCTTGAGTGGAAATACGAATCCAACGGAATTGCCAGCCCTCTTGGGGGGCGGGGTCAGGGAGCAGTGTTGGGGGTGCCCAAGTCATAGGACGCGCCGTGCTTGCACGGGAGCCTTGGTCACGATCTTCACGATTTTGTTGGGTCAATTTGTTCTCAGCCATCATTCGTTCCTCATTCCTTCTGCGACTTTCTTCGCGTAAAGCTCAAGTGGAATCCCGAGCCGCTTGGCAATGCTCACCGCACTTGGCGTCAGCACGATCTTTTTAGGCGCTGTGCTGCGCGTTGCAGGAGCAACTACTGTCGAGCGACGTGTGGGTTTTTCATTGCCACCGTTGCCATCCCTGAAATTCTCAGGGAACTTCTCGCGCATTCGAGCGTCGATACGCTCATAATACGTGTCGGAGCGGGGGTCAATCCCCTCCTCCTCGACCAGACGCTCATGCACTGCGAGTGCGAATCCGGTCATTTCCCGATCCTTGTTGAACCAGCGGTTGCGCTCTTTCCACGTTTCCGCTTTTTCATCTCGGTTAGGTGCCCCACTCGCAGGAGCTTGGGGCATAGGTACCTGTTGTACACCACTTTGGGGGGATTGTAAAGCTCTGGGACGAAAATTGTTAATTCGCTCCATTTTGAGCTTGGCTGACATCAGTTCATCTTGGGCGGTAGTAACCGCATCACCATCACCTGACTCGTACGCCGCCTTGTATCTGCGCTTGGCTTCATCCAGTTCCTTGGTGGCTACCGTCTTGGCTTGCTCAATAAGAAGTTTTTGGTTGTTGTTGGCACTGCCCTTGAGTTGCTCGTTCTCGTGCAAGATGCGTTGGGCAATAGTGAGTGCTTCCTCACGTTCACGTTCCGCACGCTCTTTAGCGCGGCGTTCTTCGTGGTAACCCTTATTAAGGTGTGCCAAGCGATCACGTAGCTTGACATCCTTGTACTTCAGGAGTTCTTCTTCGGTGACCTCCTCCGGGGCGTCGGTCATCGGGCGACGACCTTTGTCTTCGGGGCGAGTGTCATCCTTGATCTCGACCTTGACGGGGGTATCCTCGCCTTCGATCACGATCTCAAGTTCTTCGTCTTTCTCTTTGTCCTTACCAACGATGTTTTCGTCAGGAAATTTGAAAGAATCTTTTTCGTATTCAGCCATGATTTCTCCTTAATTCACGCGCTCGATGCCACGGGGGTCTTCAACCACCGCTTCCACCGAGTCATCATTGATCAACCGGAACTCAGTGCCGTGAATTTTGAAGCGTGTGCCAGTATTGGCACGACACATTACAAAATCACCTTTTTTGCACCAAGGGCCATTGGGGAAGCGTTCCTTGTCTGAGTAGCACATGTCACCCAAATCTACGACAAACAAGACATTCGTCAACAGTTGTTCGTAGACGATGGACTGCGCAGGTTTGATAAGACCTGTATCTCCAATTTCTTCTTCCACAGGCGGCAACGTCACCAGAATCTTGTAGCCTTGAGGTTTGGGCAGTTGTCGTGCCTTCTCCTCTTTGGCTTTGTTCAAGATACCGGATAGGTCAATCGCTTGCCCCGCTAAAAACTCACTCATCATCTCTCTCCTTTACACGTTCCAAGAGGTCTTGGATGTTTTGATTTCCGTGGAGAAGACCTCTCAACACTCCACAAACCTCGCGGTATTCCGCATAGTCTTTACAAGCACCTGAACCAAGGTGTTCCAGCAGTTCTTGTCGCCGCTGGTTTGCCTTGTCCACTAACAGTTTCATCACTCTCTCATCCATCTCTTACTCCTCTTTTTGTCGTAACGTGGCTTCGATCTGTGCAACACGCAGGTTTGCGTCCACACCGATCTTGTCCTTCTGAACCTGAATCTTCTCTTGCTCCAGACGCAATTTCTCGCGTGCAATGTCGGCATCCTGTGCGTCTTTTGCGGCCTTGCGCTGTACGTCTTGACCTTTGAGTTGCATCTCGGCCTGTTGCAACTGAACCAACGGGTCTTGGGCGGCTTGCTGGGCTTGCTGTTGAGCAGCCTGACCTTGGTGCACTGCCAACAACTGCTGGCTGGCTTGAGCCACCAGACGCGACAACTGCACTTCCATCTCGGGCGGCATCTCGGCATCAGGTGCTGGCATAGACACGCCAAGGCGCTCCTCGATCTGACGGCGGTACGCAAAACCTAAGTGCTCGGCGATATGCGCTTGCATGGACGCAAACAACATCTGCGCTTGTGGGTTCTGACCCATCTGCTGTGCAATCATCGGGTCTTTCATGAACGATGTATGCGTAGCAATATGCGCATCATGATCTTGGTACATGAACGCCTTCACAGGCTTACCCTTGAGCACGTTCATGTTCTCGCTGACTGGATCAACGGGCTTCATATCGTCTTCAACAGGCACGAGCTTGTCGGCGTTCTTTACACCTAACACCTCGATCATCTGACGATGCAACACAGGCAGGTCATAAATCTGCGGCGCTTGGCTTGCCAACTGCAACACCGCTTGGTACTGCATGATGCGCTGGGCCATCGTGCTGGAGTTGGGATCAGACACGGGGATCACGTCCACTTGGTCGTAATCAGACTGCTTAATCTCACGATCCTTCGTGAAATCAGGTGTGTAGCTGTACTCCTCTGGGGTGTAGTCGCGGATGATTTCTTTCAAGAGCTTGAACTCTTGGCGCATGGAGTAGTGCACACGAGCTTGCACAGCACCCATCGTTTTAAGTTGGCGCTCAAGCAGTGCAAGGGTGGTACCTACTGGCGCGTTTGCGCTCATGTCGCTCACCTGCATGTCGGCAATAGAGCCAAGGCGACGAGCCTCGTTTGTGATCTTCTCCAACAGCCCCGCCAGAACCTGTGACGGCTCCTTGTATGGCAAGGACATGATGTTGTCCTTGATCGCACCGCTTGGTACATCTACGTCACGGAACTCGCCCGGAGCGATAGGTGTGTCATCACCCTTGATACGGGCACCGCGAGTCTTCAGACCACCGGGGAGATTAGACAGAGTGCCAGCATCAACAAGCTGGCGAATGATTGAAGTACCTGCACGTGCATAACCACCAATGATGTGCACGAGGCCCATACCGTAGACACCAAAGCCCGGAATGTAGTTGTACTGTGCGAAGTGCTGGCGCTTGAGTTGTAGTTCATCTTCTTCCTTCCAGTTACGGCGGATTGCCAAAACTTCTTTAGTGCCGCGCTCGTACGTAATTACGTACGGACGGGCTATGCCATCAGGGTCTTCGTAACCCGGCAAGTCGTAGTCCACGTGGACTTCGGCGAACTGATAACGGTCGTCATCTTGCGTGATTGAGAAGCCTTGCTCCTCGGCTTTTTTCTTTTCAATGTCGGTGCTGATGTTGATGGGATCACCCAACTCAACGTCACGGTAGAAACCTGCGACCTGCAACTTACGCACATCGTTCTTGGTCTTGCGCATCAAGTGAGTAACACGCTCGGATGTCTCGATGTTGGACGCACCGTAAGGGATGATCACATCCTCTGCCGCTACGAACATAGACACTTGACGACCTAGACCCGGATCGTAGTAGACCTTCTTGAACGCCGCACCAGCCAACCCTAAGTTGAACAGCATGCGCTCGTGCTCGGAGCGATACTCAACCATCTTCTCGGTCATCTGGTAGTTCATGTCCACACGGACACGCTCGGCGGCTTCTTCTTTGAGCTTGTCAATTGCACCGATGATCTCTGTCTTCACAGGGCCAGCGGCAGGGAAAGTCTCCATGATTGACTCTGACTGGAAGCGAATAGCGGCTTCCGCAAGCAGGGTAGAGAAGACCCCACACGAACCGCTCCACGGCTCTGTGCGTTCTTCATACTTCAAACCTAACACTTCCAAGCCTTTGACAAATGTATCTGCCCAGTCTTTGCGACTGTTGATGTCAGACGTGATCATGTCATCGAGGTCTTCTGCAATAGAGGCAAGGGCGCTGTCGTCCATCTCCTCTGCAAGGTTGGCATCAAACTCACCCTCGGCGGTTCCCTCCTCCAACGTGATCTCTACACTGCCATCAGACAGAGTAACTTGTTCAGGGTCAACGATCTCGATCTCTAGGGGGCCGTCGCCACCCATAGCTATCACTTCGTTTTCTATGCTTGTTGGGGCTGAGTACAACCCCTTATCCATTGAACTTGTAGCCATACTCAGGTTCCTTTAGGTTTAGCGACCTTCTTAGCCGCAGGTTTCTTGACTGGCACCACTTTCTTTCGCAGTGCTTTGTATTTTTTGTCGAGTTTGATGTAGTCCTCGTTGAGCTTTCGATACTCAAACATTGTCCTATCGACTGCCGAATTGTGCTCTTGTGCCTTAATAAGTAAAGCATTGCAGTATTTCTTGAGGTCGTCGTGGATACGGAGCATCTCGTCGGCGTAGCGGATAAGCAAATCATCCTTGTCTTCAAGGTGCTTTCGCGCCCAAATTCGCTGTTCATTCCACCCGGCAAAAACTTTTAATCGCTCGATCTCTTGCTTGTATGCGTCCAGTTTCTCCATCATGTACATCTCATCTCTCCTTTTAATAGTACCTACTGCCGCCAGCGTATCGCTTTGATTTGAAGTAGCGAATCTCCTCTGGCTCATCGTCGGGCAACCGGATAAACCCACCTGCTCTGAAGCGCATGAGCGCCATCACAGTTGAGTCAACCAAGTCATCGTTTGCAGCAAATGGGAACGCAGCGATCTCCTCGACCACCTCCTCCCCCCAACGTGTTTCTGGCACCCACACCAACCCTGACTGGATGATGTCGGCTACCGAGTTCAGACGCGCTGTCTTGTCGCCTGTGCCTCGGTGCGGGGTGAACTCCATCACAGGTATACCTGTGCGGCGAATCTCTTGATACAACTGCGTTCCTGAAGACTTTTTCTCCACGATGAACGCATCTGGCTCCACTCTTTCCACTCG